TAATACAATGCCAGTCATTAAGCATATAAAGGCTATAATTAGCCTCTTTATGCCATAGGTAATACAATGCCAGTCATTAAGCATATAAAGGCTATAATTAGCCTCTTTATTGCGCTGTTTATTGATTCGAACAATTAACCGGCCTACCGTAACAGCGTAAAAAAACCGGCAAATAAATTGCCGGCGTTTTAATTAGGTAAAAAATTATACAATTGCATCAGCTTTTATTTTCCGTGATTTCCATCCGATTGCATGATCTTGAATAACAATATTTTTGGCTTTCTTACTTGTTCCGCCACAAAGCAAACAAGATGCACAAACAGTCTTTTTACCAGCTTCAGCTGATGCTGGGCAAGAAATTTCACCAGGTAAAGGCAATTTACTGCCAATTTGTACACGAAAATACCTGTATCCCTTACTTACTGCTTCAAATTGCTCAAACATATTATCAACTGAAGCCATCAGTAATTTTGCCCAATTATTATTGAAATCTTTATTTCTCCATGTATGTGTATATCCTGTGTAACCTTTGCAATTTTGTGCCAATTGTTCGAAAATTTCAATTGGACAAGCGCATGGATCACCATATGTGCCAAACCTTACTTGCTTGTCCTTAATAAGGTGAGAAATTTCACTAACTGACATCTCAGGATAATTTCCATTTATAAAAGCTTTGTAAACCATATTAGGCCCTTTTCCGGTGTTTACATAACATCTCGCTTCGCCGTTATTTTTTGCCAATGTTGGACGATGTTTGCAATCGCCACAAATAGAAACATCATCACCGGATTGAACAGCTTGAATAGGTTTTAAATCTGTTCTTAAAATGTATGTTTGCAACATGCTGCCTGTTTTTGTGTTTGTGCTTCCATTGGCCAAACCTGTAATAATTAAAACAATTTCTTTTCCGTCAATTGCTGAAGGCCCTTGAAATAGTATTGCGCCATTAATTTTTTTGTTCATGATTTTAGGATTTAAGGTAGTTAAGATAATAATTTAAAATAAATTGTCAGCTAAACAGGCCAATAACAGTAAAATGATAAGGCCAATGGATAGCAAAGCGTTTTCTTGATCTTTTTTAGTTTGTTTTTGTTTGTTTGTCATTTTGAAGTAATTATGTAATCCTGGGAAATTGTGTTGAATTCATCCTGATCGAATTGGATAATGTCAATATTTGCTTTTTTAATTCCGTTTACTACTGTGATATAGTAACATTTAAAATAGAAATAATTTTCAGTTATGGCAATTAAAACCATTTTTTCAAAGCCGATAATTGAATTCTGATTTTTGAGCTGATAAGTTACAGGTTGCATACATTTTATTTTTGTTTCACAAAGATATATAACAGAAACGATATAACACAAAAGATATTTACATAATATGCAAAATTTAGAAATAGTTTAATTTTGAGCATGAAGAAAGGATATTATTTAAAGAAAGATAAAAAAGACAATATAATATTGAATATTTTTGTGGCTGATTTTGTAGGTTATTTGCAAAGTTTACAGGATCAGGACGGATGGATTAATCTTAAAATTTACGAACGATCGCAACCGGCCGGTAATGGACTTACCCATGAAATCAAGCAATTAACCGGCAAACAGGATAAATTGCACTAATTTTATAAGCAAAGAATTTCAAAGTATGAACATTGAATTAATACAAGCAAGCGCAAAGAAAACAAAGAATAAAGGACGTGGTGGTTTCCGTGCTGGATCAGGCCGCAAAAAGAAGCCTGATGAATCGGAGCTGATGGAGCAGCTATACCCCTTACAAGGTATCGCAATGGCAGCGCTTGAACAGGGCCTGAGCAAAGGTGATCCAAAAGCCATGGATATATTTTTTAGGTATTTCTTTGGTCTGCCGACTCAAAGGATCGAAAGCAAAGTGGAAGGCAACCTTAATCAGGTGAATATCGAAGTACTCAGGCCGCAAAGTGAAACACTAAAAAAGGTCAGTTAGTGTCACATTGTCGCATCCTGTTTAACTTTCCTATTTAACATAATACTCGTTATACGGCAAAAAAAACAAAACGTAACAGATATGACATGATGGCATGATGGCAAAGGTAGGGCAAAGGGATGGTGTGCAATGGTCGACCTGGACGGGATCAGCCACAAATGGCCGGCATACAATGACAGGTACTTTAAAGTTTTACTTTTGGCCAGGGGCGGGGTAAATACAAAAGAATCATAGTCCCAAAACCCAACATAAAACATCCGTTATACGATGACCCCCTTTTCTACCCTACTTTTCAACTCCAAAACCCAAACTGAAATTTTAATTTTTACTGAAATATGGAAGTAAGCTTACAGACGAACAAGATATTCGACATCCTAACGGATAGCGATAAGCGAATTACGGTGATGCAGGGCGGCAGTAGGTCGGGCAAGACGTACAACATCCTTATTTGGTTCATTATCAAGCTATTGCAGGAGGATGGCAAAACCCTTACTGTAGTTAGGCAATCCCTCCCATCCATTAAGGGAACGGTTCTAAGGGACTTCATTGACATACTCTCCCGCATGGAGATATACTCTGAAGACAACCACAATAAGACTGACCAGATATATAGCTTAAATGGGAATATTATTGAGTTTGTATCCGCTGATCAGCCTCAGAAGATTCGTGGACGTGCCCGTGACTATCTTTTCTGCAATGAGGCTAACGAGTTGACCTATGAGGCGTGGATGCAGTTGATAATGCGTACCTCCGGCAAGATAGTGATTGACTACAACCCTTCAGACCTATCATCTTGGATTTACGATGACGTGATTCCACGTAATGATGCGGATTTCTACATAACCACCTTTCGTGATAACCCATTCCTCCCACCAGAGCTTATTGCGGAGTTGGAGAGATTAAAGGATGCTGACCCGAATTATTGGCAGATTTATGGCTTAGGGGAGAGGGGTCTCTCACAAGACTTAATCTATTCGCATTGGCGGACAACTGAGGAGATGGTGGAGGATGAACAGGGTGAGGTCGTGTACGGGTTGGACTTTGGGTTTAATGTGCCAACGGCATTGGTTAAGGTTGTCTTCCACGAGGGGAATGCCTATTGTAAGGAGATGCTTTACGAGACTAAGCTCACCACTGAAGACTTAGTTGACCGCTTAAAGGCGTTAAATATCAGTCCTTATGACGATTTGTACTGTGATGCTGCGGAGCCAAAGACCATAGAGGCACTTGTAAGGAGTGGGTTTAATGCCAAGCCAGCTAACAAAGATGTTACTGAGGGAATTAGGACTGTAAAGGCCACTCCGTTGTTTATATCAAATGAAAGTGTAAATTTGTTGAAAGAAATCAAAAATTATCGGTGGAAAACCGATAGAAATGGAAATAAATTAGATATGCCCGTAAAATTTGGCGATCATATCCTTGATGCCCTACGTTATGGGATTTATTCTAAAATAACAATTCCCAAGGTGACTTGGGGAGCAATTTAAAGATAATGGGCGTATTCGATAGGTTGTTCAAAAATACAAAGGGTATCAATCCAAATGTCAATATCACTACGCAGATGCGTGGCATTAATGGTGCGGTGTTGCAGGATTATGAGGATGGGAAGTATGTGAACGAAGGATATTTGGGCAATGCTGATGTTTATGCTATTGTGACCTTCCTCTCACGCAAGGCATCTTCCATTCCTTGGTATGTTTACAAGCTTAATGATACGCCAAAGGGCAGGACTGAGCTTAGTAGGTATAAGACGATGAGCCGCAACATTGGGCAGCGTGGCTCGTACGAGGCCGCAGTCAAGGCGAGGAAGAATGCATATTCAGAGAATATTGTTGAGAATAACGAATTGGCGAGGTTGCTCGAAAGACCTAACCAATACCAGGCCCAAGACCAATTCTTAGAGAATTTGTTCGGGTACCGCTTTCTTTCCGGTGAAGGAAACGTTTATGGCAACGATGGTCGTTTGGGCGGTCAATTTACCGAGTTAAACGTGCTTCCGACTCATTTCCTCGAAATATACCCTGACCCGAACGACTTGTACGGGTTGCTTGGTTATAAGCTCATGGTAAGCAGAGGGATTGATTTACCGAAGGATAATGTGATGCAATGGAAAACGTGGAGTCCGGATTTCAATGATGTGACCCGCAGCCACATGAGGGGTGTCAGTCCGCTTAGGGCGGCATATAAGACACTTCGCATGAGCAACAACTCTGCGGATGCCTCTGCAATGATGACTGCTAATGGTGGGGCGAAGGGTGCGATAACGCCAAAGCCATTAGGATCGATAGTGCCTAACTTTACTATTGAGCAGGCTAATATCATTAAGAGGGCGGTCAATGAAGACATCAATAGCGTAGATAATAAAGGGAAGGTTGCAGTATTGCAAACCCCTTGGGATTATCTCAATTTTGGCTTGTCTTCCATCGACATGGAGCTGGTGAAGACTATGCAGATGAGTTTGCAGCAGTGGTGCCGTGTGTTCGGCCTTCCTGCTGTAATTTTCGATACAGATACATCAAGCTATAACAACTACCACAATGCGATGCGTGACTTGGTTACGAACACCATTGTGCCAATGTGCTGCTCACTCCGTGACGAACTTAATAAGTGGCTTGTGCCAAGATACGGCAGCGAGTTCTATATCGACTTTGATATTACTGCTCTGCCGGAGATGCAGCAAGACATGGAGCGAATGGTTCGTTCGCTGCGTGACGCAAATTGGCTGACGATGGACGAGAAGCGTGTGGCGATGAATTACAGCGAGAAGGGTGGTGCATGGGATATGAGCTATATCAATCAGGGTTTAATTCCTATTGAGCAGGCAATGATGGACTTAAGCATAAGTGATGATAACAGCACAAACAACGGACAGCGAGATATGGGCGATCGTGATGACGAGATTTCCGAAGATCCCAACGGAGAGGACGTGTAGGACAGAGATGATGACAAGGGCAGAGGTGAGGCAGAGTTATAAATTAAGATTGATAGATGAACGCAATGCAGCGCAGCGAATATTGGCTCAAGATGGAGCGGATGCGGAGGGTGGTGGAGCGTAAGTATACGCCCATCATGACGGAGGTGTTGCTAAAGGAGTTTGATGCTTTTGCTAATAGTGTCAAGCGTGATGGGCCAAGTGCGGCTATGAGTGGCTTGGGAGCAGTTGTGTGGGATACAAAGATAATGGCGGTGATGGGGGATATGTATAAAGAGGTTGCGGTTCAGTTCAGCAATAGTGCGTATAGGGCGGTGGGGATAGAGAGCAGGAAAGCGTATAACCCGTTTAAGCTAAATAGTACGTTCCTTGCGGAGATTATGCGGTATCTGGCTCAGTACGGGTTTTACATCGTTGCTTTTATAACGCAAACGACTAAAAAGAAGCTTATCAGCCTTGTAAATGCTGCGATGGCGGTTGGAGCGAGTGTTGATGACATAGTAAATCTTATTGTAAGCAAGGAGATGGGCGAATATGCGAGGATGAGAGCAAGGATGATAATTAGGACAGAGGTGATGAGAGCGAGCAATTACAGCGTGTCTATGGGGGCCACAGAGCATTCCTTCCAAGTGGACAAGATGTGGGTGAGTATGAGGGATGCACGGACGAGGAGGATACCAAAAGACCAATATGACCATTGGGATATGGACGGGCAAGTCAGACCACTTGATGAACCTTTCCAGAGCTTTGACAAGTTGGGACGGGTTGTGTTGGCGGATATGCCTGGTGACCCAAAAGCACCTAAAGGCTTTCTGATAAATTGCAGGTGTACGGTGGCGTATGTGCCGAGTAGGGATGCAAATGGTAGATTAATAATGAAATTATGAATACTAACTTTTACGAGGTACAATTTCAAGAGTATAGCGGTCAGGCTAAAGTAAATGTTACTATATGTATTCCTTACTCTGAAATAATTTCATTTATGATTACAGAGTACCCTGATGGTTCTGTGGTTTATACCCCAGTTACAAGAACAAGTAAGCAGGATATGAGGAGTTTGGTAGGCGATGCAGGCAAAATGCATTTCAACAGATGGAAAACCTTTAAAAATGATTTATAATGCCCATATACGAATGTAGCGGAGGCAAATATAGGATAGGTAATGGCGAGTGTGTTTACACAAGCAGAAGTAATGCCGAGAGCGCTTACCGAGCCTATTTGGCTGATTTGGATGCTGAGTATGAGGATGACAGCAGAAGTGAAAAGGCTGAGACTTATAATGATTATCCGGAGGCGGCAACTAATAACGCTAAGCGTGCGATAAAGTATAAAGAGGAAAACGGTTCTTCTTGCGGAACGTCAGTAGGCTGGACAAGAGCGAGGCAATTGGCGAATCGTGAGAGCTTGTCAAGAGCCACCATCGCAAGGATGGCATCGTTTAAAAGGCATCAGCAAAATAAAGATGTGCCGTATGATGAGGGTTGTGGAGGAATCATGTGGGACGCATGGGGTGGCGATGCAGGGGTGAATTGGGCGATAAGAAAATTGGATCAAATAGATAACAAAAATAAGAGTATGATTTACACATATAAGGCTGCAAGGCTTGAGTTTAAGGATGTGGATAGCAAGAAAATGACTGTGAGTGGTTATTTCTCTAAGTTTGGCAATGTTGATAGTGATGGGGATATAATGATGCCAGGGGCATTTAAGCGTAGTATTGCCGATTGGGGGCCGGAAGGCAAGCAGAGGATTAAGCATCTTATGAACCACCGGCCTGATCAACCTCTTGGCAAAATAACAGTTTTGAAAGAGGATAGCTATGGCCTGTATTACGAGAGTGATTTAGTGAAGACTACCTTTGGCATGGACTTCATTAAGATGGCTGAAGGCGGGATAATAACAGAACATAGCATTGGGTTTAATACGCTCACTGAGACCAAAGGAGCTATGGGTAATGAGATAAAGGATGTCAAGTTGTTCGAGGGTTCTTCCCTGACAGCTTGGGGCGCAAATATGGACACGCCATTCCTTGGTTTTAAGTCAGAAATGGACATAAACGAACTTAAGCAAGAAATTCGTATTTTTGAAAAGTTTATACGCAATACCGATGCATCTGATAATGTAATCGATTTGTGTGTAATCAAAATTAGGCAATTAGCACAAGCGGTAGAGAGATTAAGTAGCACGAAGGCAACAGCAAATGAGCCGGAGCAGCCAAAGGTTGATAATACGCTTGAGAAAAGTTTAATATCTATTCTCAAACAGTTTTAAAATCAACAAATGGAAAATTTGAAAGAGTTCCAAGCTGCTCTGGAACTTAAAATGAACGAGCAGAAACAAGAGGTAGCTGCTGCTACCGAGAAGGCCGCAAAGTCCTTCGAGAGTAAAGTTGAGCAAATCAACGAAGAGATGGTTAAGGCTAACAAGACTGCTCTTGAGGCTCTTGAGCAAGTTAAGGAAGCTAAAGCTGCATTCGGTAAGATTGCTGCTAAAGAGGAAAATAGGGTTGCAATGTCATACGCTGACCACATCAATTCTATCAAGTCTGAAATAGCTGCCGGTATTGAGAAGGGTTATGGTCAAATTAAGGAAGCTGCCCGCACCAATGGTAAGGGTTTTGCTTATGACCTCGACCTGAAAGCTGTTGGTACAATGACCATCGGTAACAACCTGACTGGTTCTGTTTACACTTCATATGTAGACAACCCATATTTGAGAGCTTTCGTTAACCCGCACCTGCGTTCAGTGTTCAACATTGTTCCGGTTTCTACGGGTTCAGTAAGCTTCCCAAGGGGCAACACTCCTGTTGGGGAAGGTTCTTTTGGTAAGCAAACTGAAGGTTCTGCAAAGCCACAGGTTGATTATGACGTGACAGTTGTAAACACTGCATTGTCTTTCATCGCTGGTTACGCTAAAGTATCTCGTCAGATGATTGATGATCTGCCTTTCCTTCAAGCTTACTTGCAGCAGTCGCTCATTGAGGACTTCCAAAGAGCTGAAGATACTTACTATCTTAACGCTATCGCTGCTTCTGCAACTGCTGGCTCCTCTTCTGGTGCCAACACTGCTGAGAAGTTTATCGATTACGTTGCTCAGCTTGGTGCCCTTAACTGGACTGCTAACCTCGCTTTGACAACTCATGCGGGTTGGGCCGGTCTTCTGAAGACTAAGCCTTCTGATTACTCAGTACCTGGTGGAATGACCATTGACAACAATGGTAACGTTCGTATCGTAGGTATTCCGGTAATACCTCATAGCTTGGTTACAGCTTCTAAGATTTATGTGATGGATACTTCTAAGTATGCCATTGCGCAGCAATCTGGACTTGCAGTTCGTTCAACTGAATTTGATCAAGATGATTTTATCAAGAATCTGATCACTTTCCGTTGCGAAGCACGTTGCGAGTTGCTGCAATATCAGCCGACAGCTGCTGTTTACGGAGCAATCTAAAAATAAACGGGGAGAGGAGGGAGCAGCTCTCCCCACTTTTTATATGCCATACAGCTACGGATATTTTAAGCAAGAGTATTTCAACCATCTATTTGACAATTTCAAGATAGACATTGAGATATTAGATGTAGGTCCAGGTGCGGGGACGTATGGTAATCTGCTCAATCAAGACTTTAAGTTTATTGACTGCATAGAGATTCATCAGCCTTACCGGTCACAATTTCTGCTTGATAAGATATATCGGAATGTTTTTATTGGCAATGTGCTTGAGTTTGATTATGCCTACTATGATTATATCATTTTAGGCGATGTATTAGAACACATGAGTGTTGATGATGCTCAAAAACTGCTCTTTGATATAACAGATAAGAATATCTACTGCATGGCTGCGGTGCCTTATAGGATGCCGCAAGGTGCTGTTGGAGGCAATGTGTACGAAACGCATTTGCAAGATGATTTGACTGTTGAAAACTTTACTGACAGATACCCGATGATGCGAGGACTATTTCGGAATAGCGAATACGGGTATTATGTAAACTATAACTACTTATGAATATAGTCGCATCTATCCACTTGTATCATCCAAGGCACAACTGCGGTGCTGAGGCAATGATGCATCAAGTATTGAAAAGTTTGCAAGAAAAAGGGCATAACGTTAGAGTTCTTCTAAACAATGCTAACTTTTACAATATAAAAAATAATTACACGTTTGATGGGGTGGACGTATTCCCTCCCAATCCAAATGTGGTAGAAGGATTGTATAACTGGGCACACGTCATTTTTACCCATCTTGACTATACGAGATGGAGTATTCACATGGCTGCGATGTATAAAAAGCCGGTTGTGCATTTTATACATAATACGCACTTATATCCAGAGATTGCGGATGCTGAGAAAACTCAATATGTTGTTTACAATTCGCAGTGGGCAAAGGATAAGTTGAATTATAAGTGGGACAATATGATAATGACCCCTCCTGTAGATTGGAGGCATTATGACACGAAGGTAAACACGATGAAAAGTCAGTATGTGACTTTGATTAATGTGAATGAGAATAAGGGTGGTAAGATATTTACAGAGATAGCGAGAGCGATGCCACATAAGCAGTTTATGGGTGTTCTTGGTTCGTACGATGAGCAAGTAACCAGTAATCTGCCTAATTTAAAGTATGTTGCTAACTCTGTTGACATATTAGATGTTTATAAGCAGACAAGAACGCTGCTGATGCCATCTGAGTACGAGAGTTGGGGTAGGACTGCAACTGAGGCTATGTGTAGCGGGATTCCGGTGATAAGCAGTCAGGCTGAAGGGTTAAAAGAGAACTGCGGCAATGCAGGAATTTATATTAAAAATAGGAACGATGTTAAGGAATGGGTTGAAGCAATTGCAAAGTTGGATGACGAAAAGGCGTACTTTACGGCATCAAAAAAAGCAAAAGCACGATCAAGAGAGCATGATCCGAGAGAAATACTTGATAAGTTTGAGCTATGGCTCAAAGAAAAAGTTTACAGCTACAAACATTGAACATGAGTATATTGGTCAATAGCATATCGGTTATAGCGGATTCATCAGTCGAACCCGTATCCATCACAGATGCAAGGAATTGGCTGAGGCTTGATACTGCTTACACAGAGGATGATAATCTTATTGCGGAGCTTATAACGTCTGCTAGAAAGCACATAGAGAAATTGACTGGGGTTAACTTAGTCAATAAGAGCATGAAGGTGCTGATTAATGTTTATGGCCAGCCAATGAACCCTACCTATGTGGTTGACCTTCCTTATGGGCCTGTGGTATGCGTGGATTTAGTCAGGCTTAAAACAGGTATAAATACTTACGACACACTAACTAAAAATACGCACTACGAATTTACGGGTGGTAAATTATGGTTATATTCACAAGGCGATTACGAGGTAACGTACACAAGCGGCTATGGCGATTGCCCTGCGGACTTAGAGACCGATATTTTGACCTTAGTGGCTTGGAGTTATGAGAACAGGGGCAAGAAGATGGAGGGGCAAGGAAGGGAAGGATTACTTCGTAGCTACCCTAATTGGGATGGCATGAACTATCATCAGTATAAAAAAATAGTTATATAATGGCAGGAATTATCAGAGTCAACGGAGTCAATCAAACCATCGCAAAGATTAATAAGTTTGCGGAGAGGAAGATTGTCAAGTTGGACAAGATAATGTATCAGAGCCTAAAGACTATGGCTTCGCAAGCCAATGCAAATGCTTCTGGTGAGATAAAAGGTACAGTTAAGTCTGATAGGGTAGATACATTGAACTATGATCTTGGCTCTCGGGTTCCTTACGCTGCATATGTTGAGTTTGGTACGGGTTATGATGCATCAAAATACGTTCCTAAATTACCAGAAGAATGGCAGGTAGTAGCATGGCGTAAATTTGTAGATGGATCTGGTAAGACAAAAGAAGATCCATTTTTATATCCTGCTGTAAACGCTGGCTTGCCAGAGATGATAAAGAAAATGAAAGAAAATGCTTGATACAAGTAGTGCCGTAAGGCAGGCATATATAACAGCTTTGAATGGCAACATCATATATGATGGGGTAAACGTTCCGGTCTATGGTGCAATACCATTCAAGACACCACCAAAAAAGTATGTTATCATAAGTGATATAAGAGAAGTCCAAGACCTTAACAATAATGCGTTTTTCAATAATGTTGTTGTAACTTTGGATATATTTGCTGAGCAATACATGACAAATGACAATGGGGTTGTGGATAATATTGCTTCGCAGATAATGCAGATTTTGATGCCGGTGCCAGGTGCTAAACTTTTCGCTGAGACAAATCACGATATTTACCCAAGCGAAAGATTATCATCAAGGTATCTGCCTCTGCAAAAGGGTCAGGACTTTGTGGCGAGAAAGATAATAACAATTAGTAATTTAGTAAATCAAAAATAGACAACAATGCCAACACAAATTCTTTCAGTAAGACAAGACGTTGAAATTGATGTAGCTGGAGGTACTTCATACAAAATACTTGCTTGTACGAGTACATCAGCAGTTAATACAACTCTTGCAACATCTCAAGATCAAACTACTTGCGGTGTACTTACAGCAGTAGCAGAGCCATCAATGACTATTGATTTTGATGCAGTATGTGAAGCGCAACCAAGTGTTGCACAAATATCTTACGAAGAGCTTTTATCTGCTTCAGTAAATAAAACTTTGATAAATGTAAGATATCAGAACCCAGTTGTAACTGGTTCTTCTGCTGGGGCATATTACTATCATCAGTTTCTGGGTTACGTGACAGACTTGTCACTTAATGCAACTGTTGGTGAATATGTTAAATTTAGCGGCACTATCACAAGCACAGGGACAATTGATATAACTGTATAATAAACTATGAATACTGCGACTATAACCATGAATGGGCATACCATCAGCCTTCGCTATGGTATGGCTTCATTCAGGTACTTAACTGAAAGATTTGTTGACGGCATCAGCTTTGACAACGGATCATTGAACGAGATAGGCTTATCACACATTCTTTATAGTGGTTACACAAACCATTGCCTTGTAAAGGATATAAAGAAGGAATACAGCTTTGAGTTCTTCGTAGATTACGTTGAAGCACATCTAAAAGATGAACCTTTTATGGCTGAAGTGATGGATGCGTTGAAGGTTTGGACTGACAGCGACTTCATCAAACAGACACAGGAGGAGAAGCCTGACGAGCCAAAAAAAAAGACTTAACGTGGGATGAGATTGAGGCTTTCGCCTTTGGCGAGCTTTGCTTGAGGCCCATGGAGTTCTACGAGATGGCTCCACGGCATCTTGGCTTGATGATTAAAGGTCATCAAGAGAAGAAGGTGGATATTTATAGGCAGACACGAATGCTGATGTTTACAATGGTTAGGCTTCATGCCGACCCGAAGTCAGCACCCAAGACACCGGAGGCTTTGTGGGAGTTGCCTGGTGATGCTGTTGCGAACCCAGTAGAAGAGGCTGAAGAGTATAAAAAAATCTTTGAACGATTAGGACAATGGCAGAAACCGGAGATTTAATAATTAAGATAGGGGGTGATGCCTCAAAATTCAAGGCCACCATTGCCGATGTAGAGAATAGTCTCAAGTCGTTTAAGTCTAATTTAGGCACTACTGGCCTGAACATTAAGATCGAGGCTCTTGGTTTTCAAGAGGCCAAGTCTAATATTAAAGGCGTAACAGAGTATGCAGAGGGTACGCTTGGTTCTATTCAGAACAGAATAAAACTAATTAAAAAAGAGAGGTTAACTGTTACTGCTGATGCAAGCTCACTTGCTCCATTCAATATAGCTTTAAAAGAAGCAGTAGATAGCAAAAAACAACTTGAGCAAGCCGGTATTTTTAAAGATGTACCAAAGGAAGCGGCTGTTGCAGAGAATAGCATACAAGGTATTAGTAACAGGCTTGCAGATTTAAGGAAACAAAGGTCGATTATAGACCCTGATACCAATGCAAGAGCTCTCCTGCAAATAAATCAATTAATTGAAAAACTTGAGGAGAAATTAAGGAATTTACAAGTCCTTGGTAAAAAAGTAGCTACACCAGAAGGTGTTTTAGGCGGTTTTAAGCAAATAACTAAAGGAAGTGCAGAAGCAGGTAGATCGTTAACAAGTTTAGCTCTTATTGCTCAAGACTTACCTTTTGGATTTATAGCCATTCAGAATAACTTACCTGCTGTATTACAAACATTTGGCCAATTAAAAACAGAAGCAGATGGTAATAAAGGGGCATTAAAAGCACTTGCTGGTGCATTAGTAGGCCCAGCAGGTTTATTTCTTGCCTTTAGTGCTGTAACGAGTATAGTAACAGTAGCAGTTCAAAAATATGGCAGCTTTGGTGCAGCGGTAAGTGCTTTATTTGGTCGTGTCAATCCATTGAACGACTTGATAATGGAATCGGCTAAAAGCCTCGAAGAGTACAATAAGAATCTTGCAAGTAATGAAAAGACATTAGGGCAAGCATCCGCTTCAGTTGCAGGACAGGTTTTAAGAGTAAGGACTCTCGCAAGTGCTGTTTTTGATTTGTCTAAAAGTGAGGATGAAAGGAGAAGGAATTTAAGCGAGCTAAAAAAGCTTGATAAAGATAGATTTGATGCTTTTGATATTGAAAAGGGTAAGTTAGATGATTTAAAAATAGCTGTTGATAATTATACCCAATCTATTTTAGCCAATGCTGTTGCTCAGAAATTTACTGATAGAGTAGCTACAATAGCAGAACAAACTGAAGAGCAAAAAGACAAGCTAAATGAGTACAGAAAGGAGTTAAATAAATTACAGAAAGATTTTCCTAATGTAATTAAAGAATATAATGCATACCAAAAAGCACTTGAAAACCAGTCAAGGGTAGAAGAAGGTGTAATCTTAATACCAAATGTACGAGTACAGAACTTTATAGACATTACTAAAGCAATAAAAGATCAAAAAGGTGTAGTCCAAGATTTGGAAAACCAATGGTCTGAAGCCGAAAGGACAGCTATTAGTTATATTCAAAAAGCCGCAGGATTTGCAAAAATAGAAACAACACCAGATGGCAAAGGTGGTGGCGGCACAGGTAGAAAATCAGTATTTATTGAGCCAATAGATGCTCAAGAACTTGATGCAGCTACTAACATAGATAAGATTATTTCCAATCTAATAAAGTACGGAAATATAGTTAGGGATGTAAATAAGTTAGAGGATGAGAGAAGGTTTGCTCTTCGTGAGTTAGCTGAATTAAACCCACAATATTTTGGATCATTTGAACTTGGTAAGTCTTCTCTTTCTGATATAAAATTATTTATAGACGAATTAATTGCATCTTTAAGACTTCAACAACAAGAACAAAAGGAACAGGAAAAACTTAATGCTTTAATATACGAATCAACTGTACTGCAAAATAATTTAACTAAACAGATTGCCGAAAGGATAAGAAAGGAGGCAGAAGAAAGAAGAAAGCAAGAATTTAAGGAAGACTCTGGTCAATCTTTACTTAGTTATAAAATACCCAAAAAATTTCCAAAAGTAAAACTTGGCGTAGAGGTAGATGATAAAGGAAGGGATAAAGCCTTAAAAGATAGGCTAAAAAAAGAAGAAGATACCTATAGAAAACTACAAGGAATTATTGATGACGTTCTTTTTAACCCATTGGTAGGCTCATTTGATAAATTCCTTGAAACTGGCAAGTTTGCATTTAAGGAGTTCGCTGATGAGGCTATAAAGCAGCTTAAAAGAGTTGCAGCAGCTGAAGCGGCAAAGCTTATAATTAAATTGATTTCAGATTTAATATATGCTGGTTCCGGTAATGTAGCAGGTGATCTTGCCGAGAAGTCAGGTTTAACCAGAGCTATTGGTAACGCAGCAGTTGGACAAGCTAACTTCGGAGGCATAAGAGGCAACCAAGGTGTGAATATGTCCGGTCAGGTGGTAATGACATTAAGAGGAACGGATTTAGTAGGCGCAATGAATAGAACAAACACATCAATAAATAGAGTTGGCTAAAGCGTTAAAATATTATATAGACTTCTACAGCCATCAAGGGCAGGCCTGTAAAGTTAGGTTCTTGTTTGAGGGTTGGACTGGTGATTCTCAGCAATTAGAGCCATCATCAAGACCATTTGTGTTATCTGAATTTAATCAGTCAGAAGAATTATACAAGCCAATAAGACCACAGCAGGCAACTATTCAGTTCATAGGCAATAGCACCAACACAATGGATGCGTTCTTTGCTGATAATGATAATGATATTGAGGTCAGGTTTGACTTCGGATCTTTTACGAATTATTGGGTAGGCTATCTTTTGCAAGATAACTTCCAAGAGATTTGGCAAGACACCAATCACATCGTTACGCTCACTGCAACAGAGGGTATTGGCTTGCTTGAGTACGAGCAGTTTGGCAATGCGGGGGCAGAAGTAGTGGGCAGGCTTACAACCTACCAAGCATTGCAATATTGCGTTCAGCCAACACCATTGACGTTTACTGATGCAAGGATAATAAATAACCTTTTCCATAACTCAATGACAGCTACGGGAACGAATATCCCGTTAGATCAGTGCTATATCGATGCGAGAAGCTTTCAGATAGAGGCAAGAGAGTTTGACAATAAAAAGGTAGCTCTTGAGAAGATAAACAGCTCATGGGCACAGACACTCTTTCAATGGAAGGGTGCATACTTTTTAATAAGAATGGAGGAGCTATACACTCCTGTGGCGAGTAACTTAAGACAAGTTACCATGTCGGCTACAAGGGTTGCAACTAATTTAAGATATGACGTAAGCGTAGGAAAACTACAAGATGTTAAGCCTGTTGACTCCGAGATGATAAGATATATTAAAAGGAGAACTAAGCAGGATATAAATAAGTTTGACTATGAGCTTTTTAATGAAGTAGTGGAGAATGAAAGTTTTACAAGAGGTGCATTGGTATCAAGCAACCCATCTACTAAATTAAAGGTCCTCGATTCGTGGACTTATGAGACGGGAACATTCTCTTCCCCAACAACGCCAACGCCTCCGGCAGGCAACTATGGGCTTGTAGAGAACTATTTTGATGGGTTATTCGAGAATAGCTATGCTTATTTCTCGATACCATCAACAACCGGAGCATTTTGGATTAAATCTATACCATTCGATGTCAACAACCTTCAGACTCTTGACATACAATTTGAAGTATCATACAATCCTTTCTTAGGTAATTTCCCCTCCGGCAAGGTAACCACATTCCCGTGTTGGGTTTTTCTTGACGGTGCAACAGCTAACTACCAGTTGCTTAATACGGGCAAGTGGGAGCTTGTAGCCGGTACTGTTCCAACAAAGGCAATAGAGCTTGAGTATGATAGCTCAAAAGAGCCTATTGCTGAGCAGTTTAATGCTATAAGCGTACAATCAGATAGGATTCCTGATAATGGCAGTATAAGGTTTTATTTCTACGCCCAGGGGCAGACAGGAATGGTCGGCAATGAGTTTAGGATAAAGAATTTTATATGCAAGGTATTAAACCCTTATAGCGTAGATACCGAGAGAAGAAATATAACAGGCCAAAAGCTTTATTACAAAAAAACCGACACCCTGCGTGTAGATTCTGAGTACGATGTGTATTTTGGTGATAATTTCTCTCAATCGCATAAGGGAACGATTTATGAGAGCGATGGCACAACAATAGCTGATAAAAAGTGGTATAGGTTAAGGTTCCCAACTGAGACGGTGCCATTTAGAAAGCAATCGCTAATCTCTAGGTGGGAGAATAATAGATTTAATAGGAACAAAATAGATGTTGATCTTTACGGGTTGTTATGGTCAAGTGGCACACAGCCTATTGGCTTGATGAATACGATAAGATTCACTGATGATGACCCTAATAAAGTTTATGCTATATTAAACATGAGAGAGATAGATTTTGCTGCATCGAGATGGTCGGCAACGCTGCTTGAGGTTTATGATAGTGCTAAGGATGGTGGTACAGCTGCAACAAATACTTTTACGGCTAATCGCATTAATGGTACTTACTCCTCAATATCCTATGTTCCATTTACCCTCACAAGTCCTGCCGACTTCATAATTTCTCCATCATATATCATGTCTTACACTGGTGATGATACCATAACAGTAAACATAACTGCTTCTGTTGGAGGAAATATTATTACGGCACCAGACCCAAGCACGGTGTATTTGAGGTTGCAAAGGAATGGCACGGACATAAATACTTATGCTATTAATGTGAGTGGACTGCCAGAGCCTTTTAATGCCATATTGGATACAAGCTCAGTGACTCTTAATAGTGGCGATAACTTGGCTGTGTTTATTGATTCGTCAATAACATCTATTCAGATTTCAAGTGGCTCAATTAGCTTCAGCTATGTCGATCCAGTACCATTTATCTATGATCCTTTTTTTGAAGAATATATAAGCAATTAATATGGCAGATGTAGTACGAGCAGAAGGATTGGTTATAGCGGCTACGGATGCGAGCGGTAATGTTTATCCGTTTGCGTGTACAAAGGATGTGACGATGAATATCAGCAGGGATTTTATTGAGCTTACACCTAAGACGAATAGTATTTTTCGTGAATATATAAAGAACAGGACAACGTACACGATAAGCGGTAATGGATTGGTTAAGATAGTAGAAAGCAACACGCAACCCATCACATTTTTCGACTCATTTATAGAAGGTACGGATAGTGTAATAGCTGGTAGCACTAACAGTTTTGTTGGCTACATCGACATGATAGATGCCCAAAATAACTATAAATTGTATAAATTTGGGTGCATATTCCAAGACCTTACTTTGACTTCAGCGGTGGGACAAAACGCTCAGTACTCGTTTACTTTACAAGGCAATGGCCCTATCACTGAGCTGACTGTTGTGGATACATATACGGTCAGTTCGGGCACCATACCTGCAAGGTCAACGGCAACGCACAAGTTAGTAGCGGTAGGGTATAGAGGCAAGTGGTATTACAATTATACAGTGAGTGCAGGACCGGTGATAAATCTTGGAACGAGTTTGAATGGGGTAAGTGTTGTGGCAGCTTATGTCGCTCTTTAAAAATAGATATATGAAACAATTTGTAGAAAACGTTAAGACAAGTTTATTTGGTGCTGTTGCAGGTCTGCCCGTCATTTGGGAAGGTGCAGAGGCAGGGGATTGGAAGATGATCCTCGCTGGCATCGGAATGTTTTTAGTAGGTATTTTTGCATCTGACGCTAAAAAGTAATTAGAGATGGATCAAGGGATTATTGTGACAATCGTGATTCAAAGCATTGTGTTCGTAGGGGCATTGTCAAAGATGTTCACGGACATGAAGATTAAGCTCAGAGAACTTGACCTTCGTGTCCGTACCCTTGAGAAAAAAGAGGACGAGATAGGTGAGAAATTGGGTAAGATATTTGACGCTCTCCAAGACATTAAATTAGAGCTAAAAGATAAAGCTGATAGACCATGAGTGAATTTAACTTAAAGAATATCCGCAAAGGAGACACCTGGTCAATGGACTTGAAGTTCTGGTCTGATGACTGCAAGACAACCCCTATTGACGTATCCTCATACAGCTTTAAGCTTGTAGCAAAAAATAGTGCAGGCACGGTGCAGTGGACATGGAACGATGCCGACTTTGCCAGCGGAGCTACTACCAATGAGCGCATAGTGACTATAAGTGCGGTGACTACGGCAACGTATAATGTAGGCGAGTTCAGATATGACTTGCAAGTAACAACAGCTTCATCTGTGATGACCTACTTAGTGGGTTATGTAAGGGTTGAAGACCAAATCACATCATAATGGTTATAGAGGTAACATTCGATACTACTGATGTATATATAAGTACTACGGTCAGTCCGGTGTACGTTAACGTTAGCTTTGAAGCTCCGTCAGGCGGTGGTGCAGCGGTTTGGGGTTCAATTACAGGAACTCTATCCAACCAAACCGACTTGCAGACTGCTTTGGATGGTAAAGTACCATATACAGGAGCAACGCAAGATGTGAGCCTTGGGGAATACGGAATCAATGTTGGCAATCTTATTTACGATACAACGCCAACGGGAATACCTACAGACCAAGGGGCAACGTATTGGGATGACCAAGCAGAAACGGTGGCACTTGTGATGAATGGAACGATACAAAAGATTGGTGAGGATACATTTTATCATGTAAAAAATAGCACGGGTTCAACGATAGCGAAAGGTGTTGCGGTAAGGTTTGCAGGTAGTGATGGTGCGAGTGGTAAGATACTTATAGCACCATTTTTAGCAAATGGGACGTATCCATCGCAATATTACATGGGTATCACGGCTGAGGAGATTTTAAATGGTGCTGATGGTAAAGTTTATCATTTCGGTAAGATAAGAGGGGTAAACACATCGGCTTTCGCTGATGGTGATATTCTTTATTGTTCTACAAGCGTTGCAGGTGGTTTTCAGACAACTGCTCCATCTGCTCCCAATAACATAGTCATTGCCGCTGCGGTTATAAACGCAGGGAATAACGGCACTTTGATGGTTCGTACTACTACGGGTAGTAACATCAACACGGATGAAGGGGTGTTGCTTACTACACCAACAAGCGGTGAGGTATTAAAGTACAACGGCTCACTTTGGGTGAACGATAGTGTTAGCGGTGCATTAGGCTATACTCCTGCGAATGCTGCAACGACACTCACGATAAATGGGGTGACTTATGACTTGTCAGCCAATCGCACTTGGACAATTTCAGCAGGTATTTCGGGGTCAGGTGCGAGTGGGCAAGTGGCTTATTGGACAGGAACGAGTAGTCAGAGTGGAAGTAATAATCTGTTTTGGGATGCGGCTAATAGTAGGCTTGGGATTGGGACGAATGCTCCGACTGTTTCATTAGACGTTGCAGGAAATATTGCAGTTAGTCAAGGCTTTCAAATTTATAACAGGACAACTGTAACAGGTAGAGTTCCTTTTAAATTATATACAGACGCAACACAATATAATGGAGCGTTAGAATTACAAAGGGCTGGTGAATTAGCAGTAAGAATAGCGAGTGACCCTACAACTTTTGGACATTCATTTATATTGTATGGCAATTTTCTTTTAGGTTCTACAACTAACTCTGGTCAACGCTTACAAGTGAGTGGCGATACGCTGCTTAGTGGTATTACAACAATAACACCATCAGCACTTTCGGGTAGTTCTACGACAAGTGCTTTAAGTATATCACAAACTTGGAATACAACTGGTAATCCTGCATTGATATATGCTAATGTAACTAATACTGCAAGTGGTTTAAATTCCAGTCTCTTTAGATTAGATACAAGTTCATCTCCAATTTTTACTATTTCTCCATTAGGAGTAATAAAATTTGGTCAAGTACAAACTGCAACTTCTGGAATTGGTCCAATTAATACAACAGACGGAACAAGTCAAGCAAATGGACTTGGATTAGGATTTTATATGTCAGGTGGTTCTCATGTTGGTTATGATTTTTATTTTAGAAACTATACATTAACAAGGACTGCAACAAGCGGTGTTAATGGTTCAATAAGAACAACAGTACAATTCAATCCAACATCAGGTAATGCCACATACGATATTATTTCAATAGGTAACACTATCAACCAAGTTGGAGCGACTGGTGTAACTCGTGGTCTTTACGTTAATCCTAATCTTACCGCTGCTGCTGATTGGCGGTCAATAGAGTGGAGTAATAATAGCGGATGGGGGTTGTATGGTGCGGGGACAAGTGACAATTATCTTGGGGGAGATTTAGCAATCGGCGGCACAACAATAGATGCTAACATTGCTTTGCAAATAAATAGTGCAAAGGGTGTAAGAATTAGTGGAAGTGGTGGTGGTTTTGGATATTCAATAGTTCGTGGAAGTGAAACAACTGGGATTGCGAATAGCGGTTCTGCATCTTTTTTATTTTCTACAAATACAATAATATTTCAAACTGCATCAACTGAAGCAGCAAGATTCAATAGTTCTCAAAGGTTCTTACTCGGCTCAACCACCGACAGCGGTCAACGCCTCCAAGTCCAAGGCACAACCTTACTGAACGGCAACGTAACCTTCAGCTCCGCTACGGGGATGTTTTGGGATGCGGCTAACTCAAGGCTTGGGATTGGGACTAATGTGCCAAGTGGTCCTTTGCACTTGAATGCAAATCTTTCATTTCCCAACCCAGGTTTAGTTGTAACATATTCAGGTATAGCATCATCTGTTGCAAGTTTTCAAATTACAAGCGCAGCAAGTGGTGAGTTTTTACCAATGTTTTTATTTACATCTAACTTTTCAAGCCCTACGATAGGTGGTTTTATGGCGGGTAGAATTACTAACTCAAGCACTTCAGATATAGGTTTAGTTATTGAAGCACGTACCAAGGCTGGTGCTGCACTATCTCAAGGCTATATTGCATCATTCAGGTCTTTATCAACTGACTACGTTCGTATTGCTCATAATGGTAATATGCTCCTCCAAAACGGAGGCACATTCACCGACTCCGGCGAACGCCTTCAGGTGACGGGGACAATGAAGGTGACGGATATTGCCGTATTTAGCAAGAAAAATACAACAACTACATCAAGTAGTTTGGTTATTGGTGATGATGTAGCATTTGCTGCTGGTTCTAATGAGCCAAAATTAACAATAGGAAGTACAAACTCAAGATGCGGATTGCTTTTAGGTCAGTCATCAAATAGAGGTTTATTATTCAATTGGACATATAACGCAACACCTGCAAATGCCTTTGGGGTATTAGAAACTTATGGTGGGAATAATCCATTATTTATTCAAACGGTAGGTGGTAATGTTGGTATAAATACAACAACTGATGTTGCATCTGCTTTGTTGCATTTAACATCAACCACCAAAGGCTTCCTTCCCCCACGAATGACAACTACACAAAAGAACGCTATCAGTTCACCTGCTGCTGGGTTGGTGGTGTATGATACAACTTTGAATAAACTATGCGTATATACTACCGCATGGGAAACAATAACATCTATATAAAATAAAAATATGAAACAAATAACCCCTTTCGCAGTATGGTTCAACGGCAGTAACGTTGACGCAGAGTATTTCGCAATGAAGTCAATTGACGATAACCTTGAAGATTCTGCACAATTCTATTGGCAGCTATTCGCTAAAACGCAGGATGCTGATGGTAATGATATCGTAGGTCAGGCAATTTCACAAGGTGGATTGACTATGTCACCTCAAGAATATGAGGATTGGAACAACGAACCTGGTGGTACAATGAATTCATATGCGTATAATTGGGCAGCTAATATTCTGAACATTACTATCCTATGAGGATAAACAAATCCTTGATAACTTATATCCCAACTACGGGTGCGGGTAGTGGTACGGTGACATCAGTGGGATTGTCTGCTCCTACGGGGTTTACTGTGAGCGGATCACCCGTTACAAGTGCGGGAACACTTGCCTTAGCCTTTACTACTGGTTATGGCATCCCTCCGATCATGACGGGTAATAGTGGCAAGTTCCTCACTACCAATGGCAGTACGATGTCATGGGTGAATATCGCAGGGACGGATGTTACAGGTACGGCCTTGACTGAGGTGGATGATACCAACGTTACGCTTACCCTTGGAGGTACGCCATCAACGTCACTACTTCGCTCCGTATCCATGACTTTAGGATGGGCAGGGCAACTTGCCGTCTCACGAGGTGGTAGTGGTGCAGCTACTTTAACGGGTGTTCTCATCGGTAATGGGACATCTGCATTTACAGCAGTTACTGGAGGCCCGAATCAGATACTTCGTGTTAACGGCACGGCTACGGGTTATGAGTTCTACACGGCATCGTTTCTGACGAATCCGATGACCTTGAACTATGACATGATTTATCAGGCGAGTGGCGTTCCTGCAAGGCTGCCTGGACCGACATCATCCACAAAGCAATTCTTAACCGCTCAAGGTAATGGAACAGCTACAACATCACTTGGGTGGGGTACGATAGCTACTTCCGACATACCATCGGCTGCACTTACACGTACCAATGACACCAACGTACAAATAACTTTAGGCGGTACTCCAAGTACTGCACTATTACAAGCCGTCTCACTAACAATGGGGTGGACTGGTCAATTATCAGTAGGCAGAGGTGGGTCAGGTGCATCGACATTAACAGGAGTCCTTATAGGCAACGGCACATCTGCATTCACGGCAGTTGTAGGAACGGCAGGGCAATTCTTGAGACGTAATACTGCCAATACTGCCTATGAGTTCAGAACGTTACAAGGCTCTGACATAGCAGGAAGTGAATTGACATTCAGCAATGATACGAACGTGCAGATGACTCTTGGAGGAACTCCTGCATCGGCACTATTACAACCCGTTAGTATTAACTTAGGTTGGACGGGACAACTTGCCGTAGCTCGTGGAGGAACGGGAGCAAGTACCTTAACGGGAGTATTGATAGGTAACGGAACGAGTGCGGTGACTGCGGTGAGTGGAACGGCAGGGCAGTTATTACGTAGAAATACAGCGAATACGGCTTATGAGTTTTTTACCGCATCGCTTATAACTGGTAATGGCACGGCTGACTACGTACCTATTTGGACATCAGCAAACAACCTACTCGATAGTCCGTTGTCCTTCATAAGTGGTGAGGCTAATTTTGGTTCATATAAGTTAGTAGCTGGTAACGCAGCAGCAACAGACGGATCTATATTACTACAAGACAATTACTCAATAGGACATCTTGCCAACTTATGTACAAATAGGTCAGCAGGAAACCCAGTTTTGACGTATGGTCTAACTACAAGCACATCAACGACAAATGTATTTCTCTCTGCTACCTCGATAGACATACAGAAAGGTTCATTGAGCGTATCTGGTCAGTTGACATTTAGGTCAGCAACATCAGCAGCAGTTTCAATAGGGGCAACCGTCACGATGACGGAGCGGTTCACCATCACCAATGGTGGGCAGATGGTGTTGCCAATGTACACATCATCATCCTCAATGCCAGGGACGGCAGCAGGTGTTCTCGCATTTAATTCTATTGGATCAATTATAACGATTGCTGCTCCAGGGGTGACTGCATCAGGCACTTACACGCCAACATGGAGTGGACTTGCTAACGTTGATTCGGTTACTGCATTTTCTTGTCAGTACATGAGAGTAGGCGATACTGTAACCGTCTCAGGATGGGTAACTATTAACGCAACGGCTGATAATACACCAACGTCATTATCATTCTCTTTACCTATCAATTCCGCAACTTCATCGGTTAACTACTTAAACGGAACTGGTGTTGCACAAGGTGGAGGACCAGCAGCATCGCTTTCTGGCTATGCTTCCAATTTTGGCGAGTTTGAGGTAGTACCTGCCGTTGACACAGACGTCAATTATTCTTTTATTTTTACTTATAGAATTGTTTAAATTTGCTCTATAAACTTACACACTATGACTTACAAGGAACTCATCGAAGCAATGCAGATTTTGGTTCAGAACATCGGCAACCAAGAGACTAAAGTTCAAAAGAAACTGCTAAAAATTCACACTAAACTTAAATCTTACTACGAAGAGTACGAAGAGCAACTCAATGACATTAGGCTTGAGAATGCTATGACTGAGGACAATGGAGCGTTGATTTTGGATGAGAAGGGTGGGTATAAGTACAATAAGGATGGTCAGAGGAAGATGTACAAAGAGATTAAAGAATTACTATCAAAGGACTTTGACTATCAAAAAATAGAAGTTGTTAACGACAAGGGGTTAGAGGAGCATATATACCTTGATAATTTTGTCAATGGCGTTAAATTTACGCAGAGTGAAGAAGAATAGCCAGTACAAATTAAGTCCGGAGTTAGAAATGCTGTTAGCTTTTATTAGCATCATCCTACTTCTTATATTATTTGGCAGTTGCAACCCCGTCAAGCAGGTGCTTGGTGACAATAAAAAGTTTGAGGTTGTAGCTGCCGAAGTTATTAAAAGAGGCTATTGCCTTAATGATACGATTTACAAGACGAAAACGGACACGCTTGAAGTACATGACACTACCACCTTTGTATACGTGGACACAATGGTCGTTAACGATACCACCTACCTTTGGGAGACAAAGTACCACACCATCACCAAGGTTCGCACAATCCGTGACAGCGTAAAGTTAATAGTTACCGACTCTGCGAGGATTAAGGTATTGACAAAGGAGTTGCGCGATGCCAAAAGCATGGAAAAACTTGCGCTTGCCGACATGAAATCTTTAAAAAAGATGGTTTACTTAATTGGCGGGGCCGCATTATTATTCTTTTTAATATTATTTAAACTGAAATGAAACTATCACTACATCTCTCAATGGCAGAGATGATCCGCAGCGATACTGCCAAACGTAAAGGCATTAATAACACGCCAAAGCCAGAGCATCTTGATAACATGATACTGCTCGCCAAACGGATTTTTGAGCCTATTCGCAGCCATTTCAAAACGGCTATATACATTTCATCTGGGTACCGGTCAGAGGCTCTAAATAAGGCTATTAAGGGGTCTAGCAAGTCGCAGCATAGCAAGGGACAAGCGATGGACATCGATATGGACGGGAGCGGAACAATAAGCAATAGCGATGTGTTTTACTATATAAAGAATAACTTAGAGTTTGACCAGCTTATTTGGGAGTTTGGCGATAACTACAACCCAGATTGGGTTCATGTGAGCTATGCAGAAGGCAAAAACAGAAAAGAAGTTCTTGTGGCTTACAAAACACTTGGGATAACAAGGTACAAACAATTCAAATAGTGTGTTTTTCGATAGGTGTCATACGTCCTGATGTTTTTACATCGGGATTTTTTTTATATCTTTTATAAAATAAATTTGGTGATTAAAACAAACGTTACTAAATTTGTGTAAACAAAACGGATAATAAAATGCAATTGTACATCAAAGACACATTAAGAAAATGGCGAACTGATCGTGAGATTTCACGTGAAATGTTTGCGAAAATGGCAGATACCACTGCGATGACTATGTTCAGAGCCGAGACCACCGGCAAGATTTCTCTTGAGACATACATCAAGATCCACCAAACTGTTCTCGCTTATGAGCGTGAGAAAGCGAAGCAGCTCAATCCAAACCCACATTTTTAACCCGTTTAATATCCAATTATGGGCCTCAACAACAATCAGTCCTCAAGCATTTATCTGCAAATCAGCAATGGGAAACTTGTCCGCTCTTTCTCTTCCCCAACCCAAAAATCTATAAGCAGAATTAACAAGGTCGGAAAGGAAGTGTATGAGGAGTTTTATGACTCACTCACAGGCTATGTCAAAGGCATCTCCACAAAGGAGACAGAGTACGGCAAGTTTTGGGTCATCAACGTCAATGATGGCGAGAATGACTATACCTTGTCAACCAATTACTCTGGTGGCTACGCTGTATCCTTCCTAAAAGCCATCCCAAATGCTGATCTCAGCCGTGTAATGACCATCACCCCAAAGATTATGGTCGATGGGGATAAGCGTAACAGCGTTATGTTTATCAACCAAGATGGTAAGGGCCTCAAGCATTATTGGACAAAAGACAACCCAGGTCAGTTGCCTAACCTTGAGAAAATCAAAATCAAGGGCAAGGATACATGGGATGACACCAAACGCCTTGAGTATCTTGAGAATTTTGTAAAAGACTTATTTAACGCCAAAGTCGAGCCTGCCTCCGCAGTCGATGAGGATACACCTTTTTAGGTTCTGGGTTTAGTATAGTTTTAAGGTAGACGATTTCCCGCCTATGTGTCTACATCGGGCGGGTTTTTTAACACATCAATTTAAAAACACACATATATGAACAAGCCATTTATTGTCGACCTGCACAAGAACAGGATCGAGTTTACTGACAACAGATTCTACATCACCGAAGACGGCACCTATGTTCCTTCGGTAACCACTATTCTCGAATGCTATCCGAAAGATGCTCACTTTTTTCAATGGCTCAAAGACGTTGGGGACAAAGCTGACCATATCCGTGATGAGGCCGGTAAGCGTGGTAGCGTGGTGCATAACCTAACCGAGCGGTACGATGCTGGTGAAGAGGTTACATTTCTATCTGCTAACGGCTTCCCTGAGTTCAAGATGCTCGAATGGGCCATGTTTGAGCGGTATGTTGACTTTACGGAGACGCATAAGCCTGAGATACTGATGATGGAAGAACACTTCGCCTCGTCTGAATTAGGCTATGCAGGAACCATTGATAGGATTATCAATCTGAATGATAAAAAAATCCTAATGGACATCAAGACCTCAAACAACCTTCACAATAGCTATTGGTTGCAGCTTGCCGCATATTATAAATTGCTTTTTGCTTGTAGTAAACATGGTGTCCATGAGGTTGGTATCCTTTGGCTTAACGCCAAAACGAGAACGACCGGAAAGGGTGGAGCGATTCAAGGCATTGGTTGGCAGCTCATAACTAAGACTGTAGAGGATATTATGGATGATCTCGCTGCGTTCTACCATACCAAGAGCCTGTATGACACGCTTAATAAGGATGTCAAACCTAGAAATATCTCATACCAACTTAAGCATAAGAGATGAGAAAAGAGCTGATACAATTCTATCGTGAGAACAAGGCAGCTGTATGGGTTGCCTTGCTTCTCATAACCCTCGCAATCCTTAAATCTAAATAACATGATCTCACCTTACGTACTACCTGGCATTAGAGAGTCAGCAAGGCTCAACACTGCCGAATACATTACACAGCGTGTCTTGACATATTTCAAGTCAGACATGAAAGTTTTGAGAGCAAGAAGGCGTGATAGAGATGTAATTATCATGCGGTCAATACTTGCTTATTATTTGTACTACAAATGCAATTGGAGGCTCAAGGATATAGTCGATTTCTTCAAGCCAGGTGTTACTCACCACACAACAGTAATACATTCCCTTAGGCAAGTTGAAGATCAGCTATCTTTAAAGAACGACAACGAGATTTCCATGCACATGAAAAACTTAGGGTTATGAAACTGATTAAGACATTCTGGATTAAATGCCGTTCATGCCGTAAATACTATACAATAACCGCAATCAGTAGGCAGCAGTCAATCTGCCCTCATTGCCTTAAATTGAATTTAAAATGAAAAATAAAAGGTTTGATATTGATTACCATTACTTTTTGGATACAATTTTAGCAAGTACTGGTTATAGAGTAGAAATTCAACATCAGTCTGATGATGAATCTGTTACTTGCATTTTAACATTTTATCAAGGTAAGTCAACAGAAAATAAATTTGTTTGCAAACAAATGGTGTTAAAGGATAGATTTCAAGATCTTCATGATATTTTAGAACGCACTACGTTTATGACTTTGAAATACGCATTATCTGATTTTATTAAAAATAACTTAAAATGACACCTAAACAAAAAGCAGAACAGATTTATTTATACATGAATCTATCAATCAACGCAGCCGAATCAGCTATCTGCCTCTTGCATCAGCACTCTGAAGACAAAGCATATTGGGAAGAGGTCTGGGAGGCATTGCTCGATGCACATGGCTGCAGATGGCAGCAGATAGAATTTGAGAATCAACGTATTGATTACATAAAAGCCTGTCAATTATGAATAAAAAAATCAAAGCAGCAGTAATTACTTTTTTAATTATTTTATTTATTGGATTATTTCGTTATGCTGCTATAACACATAAAACAATTGTATTGGATATTTTAATGTCTATAATTGTTATCGCTTTTATTATCTTTTTATATATCGCAATCTTAATAATTATAGATTAAATTTGCATATGTAAACCTTATTTAGTAATTTTATCATATGGGAAGAAAAAGAAATAATATTTACGATGATGCATACGGATTATACTTAAGCGGTCTTTCGTTGCAACAAGTTGCTGAAACTTTGCAAGTAACAAGGCAATGTGTTTATAAAGCATTTAAAAAAAGAGGTTTTACATTAAGAGGAGTAAACTTTAGACCATTCTTTATTTATGATGATAAAAAATTCACATTAAGGAACAATGGCTATTACAGTTTAACAACTAATGAAAGAACATTAATGCATAGATATGTATGGGAGAAAGAAAATGGTAAAATACCAAAAGGGTGGGATATCCATCATAAAAATGAGAATAAAGCCGATAATAGAATTGAAAATTTAGAATGTTTGCCAAAATCTGAACATACAAGACATTATTCACCACATAATAATCAATACACAAAAGGTAGAAAAAAATGCAGCATATAAGCCTATTTAGTGGTATAGGAGGCTTTGAGTTAGCTGCTGAATGGATGGGATGGCAAAACATTGCATCTTGTGAATTAAACCCATTTGGCAGGAAAATCTTAGAGCATTACTGGCCAAAAGCATATCATCACGATGATATCAAAACATTAACAATAGACAAATTAGATTATGAACTACAAAAAAGATTCGGAAGCCTCTGGAGGACAAATGACATTGTTCTCACTGGAGGCTTCCCTTAACTATGCCAACCATACTCCTCAGCAGGAAAACGACTTGGCAAAGAAGATGAGAGACACCTCTGGCCGGAGATGCTTAGAGCGATTCGGGAGATTCAACCACGTTGGGTTGTGGGCGAAAACGTTCTCGGACTTGTTAATTGGAATGGAGGGTTGGTATTCAACGAGGTGCAAGTTGACCTGGAAGCTGAAGGGTACGAAGTACAACCGTATGTACTTCCAGCTGTATCCGTCAACGCTCCACACAGAAGAGACAGAGTCTGGTTTGTTGCCCACGCCAAACACTTCCGACTCAAACAACGCGAACAACAAGGACAACCACGATGTAGAGAGAGGGTATTTGAGGGGGTATGCATCAATGGGACTCCTCCCAACGCCAACCACACAAGAACCGACATCGGAATGCGAGATCAACGAGAATGGTCGCAGAGTGACAACGAACGGGAAGGACAGCCACTCTATGAACATAGGCAGGATGGCAGCAATGGGGATGCTGCCCACCCCCGCAGCAGTAGATTACAAACAGACAACACTATGCGAAAGCCAGAGAGACAGATCAACTCTTCCAGGATTAATGGTAAAGATGATGCTGCCGACTCCAACTGCATACGATTGGAAGGACAGAGGGGAGCAAACAAATTGGAAAGGAGACGATCTGGTATCAACAATGCACAAAGCAACAAGCCAGACTGGCAAAACTTCCCAACTGTCTCCCCAATTTGTTTTGGAGATGATGGGATTTCCGACCGATTGGACTCTATTACCTTTCCTAAATGGCGAAATGAGTCCATCAAAGCAGGAGGAAATGCCATAGTCCCTCAAGTTGTACTACAAATTTTTAAAACGATTGAACAATATGAAAACCTGCAAAACCTGTAAACAGACAAAGGAACTAACCGAATACCACCGCAATCCCATCAATAAAGATAGGCATGAGGCGAGTTGCAAAGAGTGTCGAAATAAAAAGAAAAGAGAATCCAAGCTGACTGGTGGCAAGAGACAATGCACAAAGTGCGGAAAGTTTAAGGAACTAAATGAATACCACCTCAAGGCAGGCGAAAAGAACGGCTACAATAGGCAATGTAAACAATGTGCAGCTTTGTACCAGAAGAATCGGAAGGCAGCTTTAGCTAAGCCAAAAAGACCTCATAAGGATGGTCAGAAGGTGTGTGCAGGATGTAACGAGACTAAGGATTATAGTTCATTCCCACGCAGCAGATCATCATCTGATGGGTATGTTCACAAGTGTAAGGCTTGTTACACGACTACACGCAAGAAGGAGATAGAGATAAATTACGCAGAGTTTTATTATCCGATTGCATTAGATTAGTATCATATTGTTGACGTCAACGAAATGGTCAATCATTCGGAAATTCCGAATAATTCAAAACGTATAACATGGCACATACAGCATTAAGTTGGTTTTTCGACAACCTAAAAAATCATGAAATACAAGCAGAGCATTTTGAATTGTATCAACAAGCCAAAGCAATGGAGAAGGAGCAGATAATACATTCATTCAACGAAGGAATGTTAAACAGTGTTGAATACTTTGGTAATGGTTTTCATGAAGCAGAACAATATTACAACGAAACCTATAACAAATGAAAACAGCAATGCACCAAATGTTAGATGAGTTAATGGCTCATGAGTACACTATACCTATTCAATTGATTGTTAAATGCAAAGAGTTGATTGAGGTGGAAAAGGAGCAGATTGAACAAGCATATATGCATGGTTTAGCATGGATGATGCCAGAAGGTTCTGAAAGGGTTACTATTGTTAAATCAAAATGGGATATATAATGGACTTTGAAACCATCCCCACCGATGACCCGATAGTGTCGGCAGTCATTCGGAAAATGTACCAACGTAGTCAGGTTGGGATAAAGAAGTACGGCACGACTTTAGAAAGAGATGATTTGTCAACAGAGCAATGGATTGACCATGCAATTGAAGAGGCGATGGATTTAGTTTTATATCTTACTAAACTTAAAACCCAATTAAAATGTATACCTACAAAGCAAAACTAAACAGAGTCGTAGACGGTGACACGGTTAATTTAACCATTGATCTTGGATTTAGACTGACCTACACCGCTAATTGCCGTCTCGCAGGGATTAATGCACCTGAGATGAATACGGAGGAAGGTAAGGTCTCTAAAGTAGCACTCATTCAGATGCTTGACTCAGAGTTCACCATTGAGTCCACGGGACTTGATAAATACGGTAGGCCAGTGGTACGAATAGGTAACATAAATGATAAAATGGTGGAGGGTGGTTATGCCACAAAATATTGAGCTGAGAGATTACCAGGTAGAAATTGTGGAGAAGGCGTGTGAGATACTATCTGCGTTTAGGATGGTGTATTTGGCTATGGAGGTGCGGACTGGAAAGACGCTTACATCTCTTGCAATAGCCGAAAAGAGGGGTATTTATAAGCTGTTATTTGTTACCAAGAAGAAGGCTATTGCCGACATCGAGAAGCAAGCAGAGCATTTCCCAAATATTCAGGTTGATGTGATTAATTACGATCAGCTGCATAACGTAAAGGATATCTATGGCTTTGTTATTGTCGATGAGGCACATAGCTTAGGAGCTTTCCCTAAGCCATCAGAGAGGGCAAGAGAGCTGAAAAAGATAGCTAAGTATGCTGAGGTAGTGTATTTATCCGGAACGCCAACACCGGAGTCTTGGTCTCAAATCTACCACCAGCTATGGATTAGTAACTTTTCCCCTTTTAAGAATTACGATGGATTTTATCGTTGGGCAGAGGACTTTGTTATTCTCAAGAAAAAGTATGTCTTTAATCGGGCAATCAATGACTACTCGTGTGCTCGTTTAGAGAAGATAAAGCCTATCACTGACAAGATTTTTATCACATTCACCCAAGAGGAGGCGGGTTTTAAGCAGATGGTGCAGGAGGAGATATTGACCGTTAGGATGGCTGAGTCGACATATAAGTTTGCCGATAGGCTGAGAATTGACAAGATAGTGCCCAATAAGGATGGGGAGGTAGTGCTTGCTGACACAGCCGTCAAGCTGATGAATAAAATGCACCAGATTTACAGCGGCTCGGTGATAGTAGATGAACCGGAGCGGAGGGCAGCAGCGTTTGACCACACCAAGGCGGAGTTCATCCGTGATACATTCCAGAACTGCCGCAAGTTTGCAATTTATTATAAGTTTATAGCTGAGGCAGCAATATTAAATTGGGTTTTTGCGGGAAGGATTTTTACCGATCCTCAGGCCTTTGCAGAGGCAAGTGATGGGGTTTTTATCTCTCAAATACAGTCCGGCAGAGAAGGTATCAACCTATCCACAGCAGAGGCTCTTGTGTTTTATAACATAGATTTTAGTGCAGTCAGTTATTGGCAAGCTAGAGCGAGGCTGCAAACAAAGGATCGGGAGGCAGAGGCCAAAATATATTGGGTTTTTGCGGAGGGAGGCATTGAGCATAAGATTTACAAGGCTGTCATGGACAAAAAAGACTATACTTTAGACCATTTTAAAAAAGATTACAGATTTTAAAAGATTTATTTGGCTCGTATATAGAAAGTGTTGTAATATTGCTGTCTAAACACATACGTTATGACAATGCAATTCCAAACAAGAGCCTTCGAACTTTACATCTCTGAGCTTACAAATTATTTAGGTGTACATGATTCTGTACAAGTTGACGAAAAAATAGCACGCACAAGAACAATCGATTGGCAGATCGTTGTGCATAGTGCAGCTAATGATTGTATCGATGACATAAAATTTACAACCAAGCGGGTTTGCTTTAGTCTTTTATGGGAGATAGAGCTCGACTCGCTTGAGTCATTTGAGGCACTGAGGCTTCAAAAAGAGCATCAAGCTATAATTGGCGAGAAATCAGTTTATGGACAGATCATCGTTGACACCATGCAGCAAGGTTGGGAGCATAGCATGGATGTAGAGATGGTGCAGTCAAATGGTTTTTATTTTAAACCCAACGTAGTTTGGGTATATTTGGACTCAAAAAAAATAGAAGCAGAATGGAGAGATTAGAATCAGAAATTCAAAGAGACATTGCCAAAGCAATGACTAAAAGCGGGTGGCTTGTAGTTAAGCTAATTCAGACCAATTGGAACGGCATCCCTGACTTGATGTGTATCAGGAAGGGGGTGACCATCTTCTTGGAGGTAAAGAGACCTGGCAGAGACTTAGAGCCATTACAACAGCACCGGATTAAGACGCTAAACTCTTTAGGAGTTCATGCCAGACGGGTTGACAGCATCGAAGACATATCTATTTATTTACATCAATAACACACACATGAAAAAAGAAATCGTAGAAATTCACCTTAGAACAGACAAGGCCACAGAGAATTGCAACCTTAAGCTTAATGGGGAGGGCACTGACCTTATCAGTATGGTTGTGGCTGCAATGTCAGAAGATCAGACTTTTAGAGAACTAATTGAGATGTCATGCAGGATGTATAACATATTCAATGAAAAGAAGCCAGATATACTTGACCATAAAAACTAATCCCATGTACGAAAAATACCTTAAAGCTGGCGTGAATTGCATTGCTGTAAGCGAAAACAAGACCGCCATATTCCCTTGGAAACGATACCAGTCAGAGTTAATTACATTAGAGGATTTGCGGGTGCAAATGGCCGACAAGCGGGCCAAAGGGGTGGCTATCATATGCGGGGCAGTCAGCGGCAACCTTGAGGTCATTGATGTAGACACAAAGTATGCCGACTTTGATCTCTATTCTGAAATTAAAGAGCTTGTTAACCCTGACATTTGGGCCAAGCTGCATATTGTCCGCACAAAGAGTGGTGGTTACCACCTATTGTTTCGGTGCGAATACATTGAGGGTAACCAGAAGTTAGCGGAGCGACCCGCCACTGAAGCAGAGCTTAAAGCCAACCCTGTTGTAAAGACTTATTGCATCATAGAGACACGTGGTGAGGGAGGATATGTGGTGGCACCACCAACAGAAGGTTATAGTGTGGTGCAGAAGGGCCTTAGTGTTGTCAGTTTGGAAGAGCGTGAGCATTTGATTGAGGTCATGCGGTCTTTTAACAGCATAGTGGTGGAGCAAGTAATAGAGGCGCATGACCGGCCGAGTGTAAAGGATTATGGTGCCTCGCCATTTGATGCCTATAACAAAAATGGTGATGTCCGCAGCCTATTTGAGGAGTGCGGATGGAAATTTGTTGGGGGGAATAGTGAGCGGGATTATTATCTGCGCCCAGGCGGCACTAGTAAGCACAGCGGATCATACAACAAGACAATGGGCCTGTTCTCAGTTTTTAGCACCAACACCCCTTTTCTCATCGGTAAAGGCTACAAGCCTGCAATCGTCTTTGCCATATTAAAATGCGGTGGGGATTTTAGTCGGGCAGCAAAAAAGCTGCTTGACATGGGTTATGGTGAGCGGAGGAATGTTGTCGTAGAGAGGTCGACCAAGGAGGTTAGGAAAATGGCGGAGGAGGGTTATAGTGGCGATGAGATCACCGCTGAGCTCGTTAAGAAATACGGAATGCCTCTCGCTGATGCAGCCGAGCTAGTGGTGTCGGTGACTGAAAAAAAAAATCTCACCACGTTCTGGGATGTGGACTCAAAAGGTCGTATATCTATAAATAGGTATAAGCTCCAGATATTTTTGTCGGTAGAGAAGGAATTTTTGCTCTATTTCTACGACAATGGCATTAATTATAGGCTTATTAGACATACTGGGGGCATCGCCCATGACAGCAGCACCGAGCAGATAAAAAAAGAGATTAAAGGATACATCGACTCGCTGCCTGATGAGTTCGATGGCGGGGTTAGTCCTGCTGAATTGCTTGAATTGATATATCGCAGCAGCGCAAGTCTGTTCAATGATGGGTTTTTTGAGTTCTTTAACCGTGCTGACCTGAATTTTTTGCGTGATGAGCCTGGCAAGGCATTTTTCCCGTTTAAAAATGGCATTGTAGAGGTAACAAAGACCGGCATAAGTTTGAAAAGTTACGGGGAATTGGGTCGCAGTATCTGGCAATCGCAGCTTATTGACCATGAGATAGTGGTAGATCAAGGGGTGCAGCCGATGGAAATAGAGTATTATAAGTTTATCAGGCGTATCAATGGTGATGATGAAGAGCGGATAGCTTATTGCATCACGCTGATGGGGTACTTGCTGCATAAGTACAAAGACCCTGGTAAGCCATTCGCTGTTATTTTAGCCGAAGAGACAGAGAATGAGGCTAATGGTGGCGGCACGGGTAAGGGAATTTTTGTGAAGGCTTTGTCATATCTCATGCAAGTGGTTAGGCTTGATGGAAAGAATTTCAAATCGGATAAGAGCTTTGCATTTCAGCGGGTTGACATCGATACCAAGATAATAGCCATTGAAGATACACGAAAAAACGTTGATTTTGAGTCATTTTACCCGATAATAACTGAGGGGGTTACAGTTGAGAAGAAAAATCAAGATGAGTTTTTTATACCTTATAAGGACTCTCCTAAGATCATGTTTACCACTAATTACACCATCCCGAATAACGGCAACCATGCTAAAAGGCGGCAAAGGGTGCTCGAATTCGCACCATTTTTTGGGGTCAAGCACACTCCAGAGGATGAATTTGGGCATAAATTATTTGAGGATTGGGACAAAGATGAGTGGAACAGGTTCTACAATTTTATGTTTTATTGCGTTAATGAGTATCTGGAAGTAGGCATTTTGAAGATGGAAAACTCCGACAAATTGGCCAAAAAGCAGATCAGAGTTATGTACGGAGAGGAGTTTTTAGAGTTCATGTTGACGGCATCTGAGGAGAAGAATTTGCCGGTCAAACTCGAGCAATTATACAACGATTTTTTGTCAGAAAACGGTTTTGAAAAGAAGGATTTTAGCATGAAAAAGTTCGGAAAAGGTGCACTAGATTTTTTGGAAAATCTGAAAATATCAGGTGCAGTGGAGAAAAAACGGGTGCACGGGAACAAAAAAACCATTGTTTTTTGGTGAACCAACCGACAGGTGAGTGAGTGATGAAGAAAAAAATGAAGCAAAAATGTGAATAATGCACCTCATTTTGGGGGTGTGCACCAGATTTGTTACCGATTTTGCACCTCTTAACTCATTGTAAATCAAGGATGTAACCGATGTAACCGATTTTTTCAATATTTTAAGTGAATAGAAAAAAA